TAGAGTACAAAAAAGCAATGATGAACGCAATGCAACTAAACACCAGAAAACTTCAAACAACAATTCCCGGGATGCTAGGCCATCGACAGGGAGTTTGGAGCGACAAGGCTAAGAAAGAAATGCAAGATCAAAAAGATTTTATTTGGCTTATTAAGGGATAGATAAATGGCAAACCAAGATAGAAACCCAAGAAACCCCCGCTCAGAACTTTTTAAAGCTCTAACCAGAATATTTTCTGGACCCCTGATTAATCGGCGCTCGCAGACGGGCCGGCGCCTCCGTAGGTATCAGCTCGATAAGTTCGCCAGCCGCTTCACCTCTGCCAGTGGACAGTCTTTCAAGACCGCCCGGTCAAAGAACGCCTACAACCTCCAGTTAGCCATAATGAATCAGCATAACCGCGCCGAGCGTTATGTTGATTTCGAACAAATGGAGTATACACCGGAAATAGCCTCGGCCCTTGACATCTACGCTGACGAGATGACGACACATTCTTCGTTACAGCCGATGCTAAACATTAAATGTTCGAACGAAGAAATAAAGGCCGTCCTTGATTCTCTTTACCACAACATTTTAAATATTGACCACAACCTATTTGGTTGGTGCCGTTCAATGTGCAAGTATGGAGACTTCTTTTTATATTTGGATATCGATGAAAAGTTTGGTATTAAGACCGGTATCGGCATGCCGTCTAGTGAAGTGGAGCGNCTAGAAGGNGAAGACGAGNCGAACCCAAACTACATCCAGTACCAATGGAATACCGCTGGTATGACCCTTGAGAACTGGCAGGTTGGCCATTTTCGTATTCTCGGCAACGATAAATATGCCCCATATGGCACTTCCGTCCTTGAGCCAGCACGGCGCACCTTCCGTCAGTTGATTTTGCTGGAAGACGCTATGATGGCGTATCGTATTGTCCGTTCGCCTGACCGNCGCGTCATCAAGGTTGATGTTGGTCAGATTCCTCCCAACGAAGTCGAACAATATATGCAAAAAGTCATCGCCTCTATGAAGAAGAACACTATTGTCGACGACGCCACCGGCCGGGTTGATCTTCGTTATAACCCGCTTTCCGTGGAAGAAGACTTTTATATTCCTGTTCGCGGCGATTCGAAGACCGATATTACTTCTCTTGCCGGCGGCGCCCACGCAAGTGATATCGATGATGTTAAATATCTCCGCGACAAGTTATTCTCTGCTCTCAAAATCCCCGCGTCTTATTTATCCAATGGCGAAGGCGCCGATGAAGATAAAACAACCCTCGCACAGAAGGATATTCGGTTTGCTCGTACAATCCAAAGGCTCCAACGTTCTGTGGTTTCAGAGCTGGAAAAGATTGGCATTATCCATCTTTATACAATAGGCTTCAAGGGGGACGACCTGTTGAGTTTCTCTTTGGCCCTTAATAATCCCTCCAAGATATCAGAACTCCAAGAGCTGGAACACTGGGACAAGAAGTTTGCAGTTGCCGGTGCAGCCACAGAAGGCTTCTTCTCCCGTCGTTGGGTTGCCGAGCATCTATTCAATATGTCTCACGAAGAATTCCTCCGTAACCAGCGCGAGATCTTCTACGATCGCAAGTTTGACGCCCAGCTTGCTGCGGTGGCCGAAGCAATGCAGGAGGAAGCAGCCGGCGGGCTGGGTGGTGGTGATCTTGGCGGGGATCTTGGGGATGACCTCGGTGGTGAACTCGGGGATGACCTCGGTGGTGAAGACCTCGGTGGTGACCTTGGTGGCGATGAAGCTGAAACGGCCGTTGAGGACCCGGGTGGGGACGAGGATGTCCTCCTCGCGGCCCCTGGACGTAGAGAAGACGCGCCTACACAAAAGAGCATGGAACGCCAAGCTAAAGGCAAAAAACACTATGCAGTTAAAGATAATCGCGACCGTCGCCGCCGGGAGGGCCCATATGAAAGGCACATTGCTGCTAGAACAAGCGCCAATTGGTCGGATAAGAGAAAGTACGTTCCGGGTATGACAGGTTTTGGCGGNCTCGGCGAACTAGCAAAGGGGATGTTTGAGGGCCAAGAAACTAATTACAGAGACGGCTTTCTGGTTGAGGAAGAAAAGATACACGATATCAGTTGGGAAGTTAAAAATCTCATAGAAAGTTTGGAAAAATCAGCGGAGGCAAACAATGAAACTAAAGCATAATAAGAAGAGGAATACAGCATTTTTATATGAGGCTTTGGTGAAAGAAATAACCAAAGCAGTGATCAACAAAGATGTCAAGCGAAAGAATGCTTTAGTTTCCATGGTAAAGGAACACTTTGCCCCCAATACTATTCTTCGTGTGGAACTGGACCTAATCAAGTCCTTATACGAGACGAAGCATGTCGATGTTTATACCGCCGAGCGTTTAATAGCCGAGACAAAAAAACAACACAACAAGTTAGATCAGAAAAAGATATTTGAAGCGCAAAGCAGAATGATCAACAAGATGAACAGATGCGCCGGGAAGCAAGCCTTTAATAACTTTGTCCCAAACTATAAATACTTGGCCACCATATCACAACTGTTTTCCGACAAAGTATCGGTCAAAGAGCGCGTTCTCCTTGAAAGAGCACTAATCGGCGCTATGGTTGCCAAGCCAGGAAAAATTAACAAGGCAAAAGAAATGCCCCACGTTGATAAGTTGGTTTTCAAGACGGTTATAGAAAACTTTAATAAGAAATATGATGGGGAACTCCTAAAAGAACAGAAAGAACTTCTAGGCCAATATATAGTGTCTTTTAGCGACAACGGTGTAGAGTTTAAAGTTTATGTAAACGAAGAAATAATTCGCCTCAAAGAGCAGGTAACCAGCCTCCACGAGAATGAGGTGTTCAAAGAGGACGCGGACCTCATAAATAAACTAAACGGAATAAAAGAAGTACTGGGAAAGTTTCAAACAAAGAAGATCAACCCCCAAATGATAGAAAAGATAATGCAGGTCCAGAAACTTATAAAGGAGTGCTCTGACTAATGGCCATTAACATAACAGTTGGCTCCGCAGAACCAGAACTGTCGACGGCCCCACCACCGCCTACGCCAGTCACAAGCGTGGAGCTTCAAATCAGAAGATCCATTAATGGCGACTACTACATTTCCGATCACGCCGACATTGATATTATCATTATGAAAGAAAAGAAGAAGGTCTTGGTGATAGCGAAAGACATTATGTCGGAACTGGTCTACGGAGCACAGGACCGACTTTTTAGGTTCCTCGTTCAAAAAGGCCTTGTTGAGCCCGATTCTGTTCAAGGTGGCTCAGTGTATGGCGCGATGGAAGGCCAACTAATGAGTTCCGAAGAACTAAACGTTATAAATATGGCCATAATAAATCTTTCCAAATGGATCGACGAAGAGCGTCCGTACTTTGAATTCATGGAAAAGTTTGACGAAATGGAAACAGATCACTTTGTCGAGCCAGACGAAGAAGAATCAACAGAACTCGGTGAGGTTCCACACGACGAGGTTAAGGGTTCTATTCGCCCTGGCTACAACTATGGTCCTTACTGGCAGAGTTATACTTGGTAACAGGAGTTAGAATATGAAATTAATCTTAGAAAGGTGGAATCAGTTTGTGAATGAAGCTGAGGGCCCTTATGAAGAAATACAAGCCATTATAGACGGCAACCAGTATCTCAAGGGTAATGTCACCGCTAGTGAAGAAACTGTCTATGACATGGGAGATAAATACTTTCTTATGTCGGGGGTCTCTCACATTGCTGAGCGCCACCAGGACAAGTGTTTCCCAGGTTCGTTGTTCTTAAAAGGCAACGACGCAGTTAAAGAGGCCATTTTAGGTGTGGTCCGTCAGATGCCCCCCGAAGGCGGCGTTTCACTGGCCGTGTCTACAGGCATCGAGGGCCTTGGTATGGAGCGCTTGGTGAAAGCGACACCCGAAGAGATCGCAGGCTTCGAAGACTATAAAATGAATGATGGAACTTTGGTTAAGATTAGGAAGGAAGGTCAAGATCCCGGCCAAGTTACAGATAAACTCTCCGTCATCGCACCCTCTATTGGCACAGCAGCCGGAAAGCCTGTTCTTTCCCTTGTTACGGCCTTCCCTGGCTTTATGGGAACCGGGCAAGGTGGCGAGGGAGACATCGAGATTAAGAATAGATCCGAGTTTACAGAGAACGGTTATTACTTTTTAGTTCCAGAGGGCTGCTGATATCATTATGGAATTACTATGGTTCATCCTCGCCTGCTACGGCCTGACTTTTCTTGTCGTGTATGCGAGCATTTTTAACTGGATAAGACCAAGCAAGGAATTCCTATGCGGCCTCGGTAAACTATTCCACTGCCCCCTATGTTTTGGATTTCACGCAGGCTGGTTTTTATTCGTCATAAACGAATGGACAGAACTATTTACTTTTGACTATACCATAGCAAACTTTTTCATTTGTGGTTGGGTCGGCGCCGGGACTTCTTACATTCTTTCAATGATTGTTGGTGACGAAGGCATAAGAGTTGATAAGGGAACACAAAAATGAAAATCACAAAAACACAGTTGAAAAGATTGATCAAGGAAGAGCTTGAAGCGGTAATGGCCGAAGACGTGGATGAGGGTCTATATACCCGCCGCGGCGGCAGCACATACTCCGCAGCACTACACGATCGTGGTGAGGACAGAAGCCGAAGTCAATGGGCATTACAAGGAATGCGTAGCATCGAAGGCATGTTACAATCATACAAGAAAGATTGTGAAGAAAGGGGAGAAAATTGTGATAAACACGATGAATATGTAGAAATGTATAATAATTATGCTAAGACCGTCGGATACGCACGGAAGAAGAGTGTTGATCCAGAGATGCGCGGCGTTCAGCGTTACCCAGAGAAGCCAGAGGTATAAAATGAAAATCACAAAGACACAACTTAAAAAGATTATCAAGGAAGAGCTTAAAGAAGGCGGGTACGCTGGGCACTATATTAGGGGAGACGCTGATGTGAGTAACGATCTCGTCAATGCGGTTCTTGATATGCAAGAGATGCGTGGCGATGCATACGCTGTAAAAACTCTTAGAGAAATGGCCGATTCAATTGAGAGAGGAGAATAAAATGAAAATCACAAAGACACAGTTGAAGAGACTGATTAAGGAAGAGCTTGGCGCCATCGATAGCCCCGAGTGGACTCCACCAAAGATTATGTCCAAGGAAGAAATATTAAATCAAAGTGCGGCCCCAGCCTATGTCGTTACAGAATGGCGAGGCCACGGCCGCGGCGGATCGACTCCTATTTATATCACTTCTGACGAGGACGCTGCTATTGCTGTGCGGGATGCCCTTAATAGTAAGTCTCCAGGCGGTCGGCAAGCCGACCTGTTTAACTTAGAGGTCTGGAATGGGCCCGGTCCAGAGTCTCCCGTATAATAATAAGGAACCAAATAAGTGAAAATCACAAAGACACAACTTAAAAAGATTATCAAGGAAGAGATTGGAAGGGTTACAAATGAGGACATCGCCGGCGATCCCATTTTCCCCTCCGAGCCCGGCGAAGAGCCGGAC